CACCTACGAACTGCTCGGGCATTAGATCGCCTAAGCGGGAGCGTAGGAGCTCCCATTGACGCTCCATCAGAGAACAATGTTCCATGCGAAGGCTTGCCCTTATAAAGGACGAACCTAAGAAGCCTGGACCACGGTTTCAAGTCACCTTTCTCCTCCCGTATACATACGGAAGTAGCCTGGTGCTCAAGACGATGGAAGGCGCGGTTGTTTCTCACTCGATGCGGGGTATGAGCGCGAGGTTGATAAGTCTGACGACTTAAGTACCCAACGTTCATGCGCAGAGGGACGGTAGGGAGCTTTATCCCCATCATCTCTTCCACGCGGTCCCACACAAGATGAGCTGCACAAAGGTATCCATGCTGGAATAGCATAGATCCAAATGCGCAGAACCGCAGCCCGCTGATAGCGTCGCGGCTTGACGGCCATGTGTGCCTCCAACGAATTGGTGCGATATTTCGACCTAAAAAGGCGTCCATACCGCACGACTCGCGAAAAGGCCCATGGAGGAAGCACTTATCCTCGTTAAAGCGCAAGCCATAACGGGGGAATGCTTCAAGGACATGGTGTACGTACTGAGTGGCGACAATCAAATCGTCACCGTACACAAACACCCGTCTACGAGCCCACTGGATGGTCTTTCCTTCCGCAGATGCAATAGCTGCAACAGCTAAAGCAAAGTGGACGATTGACTCAACGGGAAAACAAACCGCAGAACCCATAGGTGCGAACTTATGGAGTGCGATAGTCTTCCCACCAGGAAGTACAGTACTCTCTGAGCGGGCAGCTAAAAGTAGGTCCTTCAAGCGAGGGACCAAACTAAAAAGCTGTTCCACCAGAACTGTAGAAACGCGATCTGAGGCATCCTTCATATCGAGGGTTGCCCAGCGTTCGTTTCGAGATGCACGCAACGCTAAGCGTTGGTTCACCTCTTGGGACGTAAAGTTAACATGTCCCCGTGTGAGGGGGTGGGATTCCAGAAGGTTTTTCAGCTCCCTCCAGACACCCTGCTGGACGTATTGAATCTCAAGCGGCTCCTCGGAGATCAATCGAGGACCACGGGAATCCTTAGGAACTAGTACCACCTTAGCGGTGGCACTGTCCATAGGAACCAGAGATTTGTACCATCTCAGCTCATCGAACAAGTGTCCCCTGCCAACTACGAAATAATCGTAGTAAGGGAAGAGATTATGGACTTTTAGGAATTTTCTCTTAAAGTCCCACTTCTCGACGCCTCGTTCAGACGTAGCAACTGCTCCAGGGCCATGGCGCGGAATTACCCTCTCTTTCGAAAACGAAGAAAGAGCTTTTCCCACCACAACCCTAGCAAGCCTGGAAACCGCACAGTTAATTGGAGGATAGCGAAAGGTCGAGAGTTCTTCCTCGACCGCTTCAAAACCCTCGATGACCGGACGGCTGAATTCGTACGGGATTTCGCAATCCTCGTACTGATCAAGCTTGTACGCAAGGCCACAAAGCTGGATAACCTCTGTAATAGAGGCAATATCTGGCTCAGTAACCAAAAAGCCATCTTCACGAAATACCTCCTTCAGCAAACCTCCGAATAATCGGGGGAGAGCCGTACCTCTCATGGTTTTAAATCCATGCGGTAGGACCAAAATCCCAGTTCTAAAAGACTGAGTAATGGCCTTCCCGAGGGTAGGAAGAGTGGTAGTCACGAACCCGAGCCCTTCAGAATCGATCCTAGAGTGGATCGTCTTTAGATCTCGGGCAAGTGAAGCAGCCAAAACGTGAGGACGACCTCGTGCCATATCTGAAACAAGAGCCGCATAAATCGACTTCGCAAACGCGACTTGGCTTTTCAAGTCTACAGCCATGCTGCTAGACCTCCAAGCCCATGCCGCGCGATACGGAAACCCTTATCGACCTGAAAGGTCGAGCCAACTTACGAGTTGCGTTCGATCGATTAAGACTCGCCCGCGATGATCTTCGTAAGCACAGTGTTAGCCCCAGTATAGCCAGCGAACAGCACTTTACCCAAATGGGCAATTGCCGCGTTGACTGCAGTGACAGACCCGTATGAACTCGGGATAGTCATGCTGAGGTTCACAACGCTTGCTCCGGCAATATTACTATCCGCATCAATACACGGATAAGTAAACTGCACAAGGATGCGAAGCGGTGACGACGACCCATTCTTCGGCTTTTGCCGTTTAATGAGCATCGTAGGCGGACGGTCTGGATATTCGGCCGTCTGGTAAAGGGTACCAGATTGAGCATCCACTTCCATTTTAGTGAAAGTGGCGGAGCTCGCTCCGGTGTATGTATCGGCTAGCATGGAGATCGACTTTCTTGTAACAGCTTCGGTTATGCACTAGACGCTGCCCGACTGTAGTCGGGCCGTTTGCTTACAGCTTGCCCAAGTATCTACCAAGGCGCACACGGTATCCCCAACGGGACCGTAGCATTCCTTGGGTAAACTTCTTGAGCCTGCTGTTAAACGGTTTCAGCTGAAGTGCAAGAAAAAGCGAGAGCATCAGCTCCCTTAGTGAGGAATTCCCGAGGAGGTTAAATTCCAAGGGGATACCAACCCAGCGCCTATAAAGGGTTGCATTGACTCTTTGGACGGTCGCCTTCTCTAAAGTGAGAGGGAAATTGTCGGCAGAGTTGTATGCATTAAACAAACTAACCTTACAGGCAGCGTCGATACCACACTTAATATGCGTGGTAGAACGCTCGTGAGCTCGGGAGAGATACTTACCCCCGAAATCAAGGCCATCAAGGAGTCGACTGACATTACTAAACCAGTCTACTACGAACGAGTAGGGAATCGCATTCCACACAATTTTGAGTGGATTTGAAAACCCGAGCGAATCTGCAATTGCATAGCAAGTCAGAAGCGCGTCATTGACGTCTCCAAAGTCATAAGTGACCCAGGTGACGCATTTGACCTCGACGTTAGGAACCTCCTTAGCCCAGGCAACTTTGAGGTATGAACCCCCATCGTAAGTCCCGGGTAAAACGGCTTCCTCCTCATCGATCACCGGATTCTTGAAATTCCTGGTCGTAAGAATACGAACAGGCTTTCCAATGTTCCTTTTTAACCATTCAAGCTGTTTTATCAGCTTGTACGGATATTGTGCGATGGACCGCATGTCTCCAATAAGGGGTTTTAAGCCCAAATTGTACGCAAGCGTGTCATTGCCAAGTCGGCGGTCAGCAAGCTTCTTCCTGACAAAGTCAAGAGAACGCTTGATATCCTCCAACTCGAGAAGGAAATTAGCCAGCGAGATCTGCTGAGATATCGGACGAGACACCTTTAAGGTATGCTCGTACAACACATCTTGGACCTCGTTGGTGGACAAGAGATCATTAATCCGAAAGTCAACCTGCGGATCGAGACCGAAACCGGTCCCTGCAGGCAATGACCCTGGATCCCCTGATAAAAAGTCCATCCCAAAACCTGAGATGGAACTAAAGGGGTAAATCAGATTAACACCATCGACAAAGTGTGGCTCAGAAACCACGCCACTGTTGAAAGGTGTATAGCTGATTTCAGTCGTAACATGGACGCAGTCGTGATCGACGCGTTTGCCACGAGCTGAGACCTCATCAGTCATCGATTCTGATGCCCCACCAACTCCGGAAGAAGTACCGGATTGTGGGAAACCAGGCGGCCGATCCGTTCGCACATAAGCACCTGATGCGCCGTCATAGACGTCGAACCAGATGTCACGTGCTTGCGAAAGAGCATGCGTGGTAACCGAAGACTTGGTCCTAGACCGAGTAGGCATGATATCTCCTCAGA